AATGCGCCAGCTGCAACCTTAGTTGCGATAGCACCGAATCCGTAGTAACCAACTGTTACTGATCCGTTAGCTGTTGACTCTGCGCGTAGGCGGTATGTTGGTGACTCGTACCATGTGTAAGCATCTGGGTTGACGATAAGGATTGTTCCATCGCCATCGCCGCCGTTTGTTGGATCAACGTATAGGTTGAGTCCTGCAACGTTGCCTGTCAATGATGTTGGTGCAACTGCTCCACCTGCGTTCATTGGGTTTGTTGCTGTGTAGATTGGTCGACCTGCATCGTTTAGAGACATGATGTTTGACCATTGTCCTGTTGATACGACCATGTTGCGAGCAAATGGATTTGCAAGTCCTGCTGTTGCTCCATAAACAGAAGCTGAACCGCGAGCAACAATTCCTAGCAACTCTGCTGCTGTTGGGTATGTTGCAACTGTTGTAGCATCTGTTGTTGCTCCCGAGATCAACGCTGCGTTTACTGCTGCGTTAGTTGCCTTTGCGTAAGCTGCTGCCATGTTGCGTACTAGCTCATCAAAGAATGCTGGAGATGTACGATCTAGCAATTCGACAGAGAATGTCTGCTGTCCTGCATACTTCTGTACTGTTACAGATAGGAAGTTAGAGTTTTGATCTGTGTCGCTGAATGCATCGCCTTCTGGCTCAATCGCAACTGTTGGCATCTGTGTGATGCGTGGGATCTCGAAAGTCATACCTGCATCTGGAAGCACTCCGCGAGAGATTGCATCGATTGATGGGCGGATTGTTGTTCCGAGTGGGTTGATGATTTCTGACAACTGACGTGTAGGCACTAGACCTGCGTTGTCTGTTGTGTCTGCTGCTGCTAATAGGTACTGACGAGCTGACTCATCACCTAGTGCTGCACGGATTGAGTTTTCTGCATACTTAGCAGCTGTTACTTCAATGCGTGGCTTTGTGTAGTATGCTGCTGAAACAGTTGGGCGAGCAGCTTCAACCGCTGGTGCTTCAACTGGTGTTGCTTCGACTGCTGGAGTGGTTTGTTCCACGGTGGCTGTCTCGCTTTCTGTTGGTTGGATTGTTTCTTCTACGACAGATTCTTCTGCCGCAATATCAGTAACCTGAGCAGACTTAAATGCTGGCTCTGTTACTAAACTTACTTCGACCAAGCGAGCGGCTGAAACATAAGTAACGCCGTCCTTGATCTTTGACTTGAGGACTTCTGCCCCGATAGATAAACCTGATTGCAACCCTTCTTCTGCAAGGATTAAGGCTTCTGTGCCGCGTTGTGAACGGCTGATTGAAAATACTGCATCGATTGAGTTTTCTGATTCGCTAAATGAAACCATGCGACCTAGAGGCTTCTTGTTATCATGCTGGCTTAGCAATTTGATTGCCTTAGGATCTTCAATACCGATTGATCCTGACTCAAAAATAACTTTCCCCATGTTGGTTGATCCTGCTTCAACATTAAGAGGGACAATCTTGCCTGAGACTGTGCGGTTTGCTGAATCTGCTGTGAGATCAGCCGAGAAGGTAATTACTTGATTCATACTAGACCATTATTTCCGTTAGGTGTTAGATCAGTCATTTCCATCGCTTGCTCTGGGGTAATCAGGTTAAGCGTTAGCAGTTTTTCAATGACTGCCAATTCTTGTAGTGGATCAGTACGCAGGAAGTTCTTATCAATATCAAACTTCACTACATTGCCACGCGCAGTAATGTCGTCCATAGATAGGCGATCTTCAATCGCTGTAATAAATGGCTGTAAAGATAATGTTAAAAATTGCTTACGCTCATCTTGCACATTGGCATAAGTCATAGAATTATTTTGATCTGCTGAAACATAGTAAGCAGGGACATTGCATAATCTTGCTATTTCGGTGGCAAGGTTAAAAATTGCTTCCCCGTACATCATGTCTTTAGGTGAGAATGAAACTGGAGTGTATTCAAGAGTAGATGTTAGATATGCAGTTGAGCGATTATTGCGAGCAGTACGCCATGCAGCAAGTAATCCTGAAACTTCTTTAGGATCTAGATCAGCACCGGTATTCTTAATATAACCAGTTGCCATTGGAGTTGCTGCTGCGATTGAAGCTGCTTTTTGTACATCAATCGCTGCGCGGATTGTTGATGCGCCAGTATTGAGAATGCCATCGCTTAGTGATTGAAATGTTACAAGAGATCCTAAGCCGTCCATTGGTAATGTAGTTCCATCGACTGCATAAGATCTAACAAAAGTATTTGTGCTATCAAGAGTAATTGTTACTCGATTGTTAGCGATCCACTCAAAGCGAGATGGTCTTCCATCTTCCTGATAAACCTCGACAACTTTCCAGAAAGCTTGACCATATAGAAGTAATGAATCAACAGTCCACGCAATAGTTACTGATCGTGGTTGAGAATAAGAAGGTTGCTCTAACCAAGCAGGTGAGCCAAGTTCTTCGTTAGTAGATTTTTTGTAAAGCTCTAAAGGAATCGCGCCAATAGTTCCAGCAAGTAAATTGCGACAACGCATAAGTGCTGGGACAGACATTGCTTCTGTGCGACCGATGTAAGCAGTCTGAAAAGGCATCGCATAAGGTGAATACTCGCCTAGTACCTGAGGCGCGGCTTGAGCTTGTAATTGTGGCTTAGATTCTAAGCCAAATGCTTGCAGTAATTTACCCATAGACATAAATGGTAGCACATGTCAAGCATTTGACATATTACATAGGGTGTGTCTAGGTGTAAATCTGTGGCTTGGGTTGAGGGATCATTAACTTGCTTACACACATTGCAAGTCCAATGGGCGCGCTAATATCGCCGCTGCTGCGCCTTTTTATGATACGCCACGCGGAGTCGTTAGTTTTAGCAGCTGTATTCTGAAACTGCTCTATAAGTTCTTTCTGCCCATTGTGAACGACCCTGAGGTTGGTTAATCCTTCGAGCAAATCCCCACACGCTTTATAGAACTGCTGACCCGAAACGTCTTCCACGATCACGCCAGAATTGGAGAGCCTATCGGCAATAGTTTGTGTGGCGTACTTGTCAAAACATACTATACGCGGCTTATATATGTCACACCATGCCTTTATACTTGCTGCCATCTTTAGCTCATCAATAGCAACCTGAGAGCTGTAAGTCTCCAGAATTCCGATGCCAATCCTCCCATCTGGGAGTAACTGTCCTGCGACCAATGATCCGTTCCGCCGTGAAGGACTGACATCGAAACCGAATACAGTATAAGCCCCTACTGCCATTTCAAGAGTGCTATCCGAACTGTTTTCAAGTATCTCTGTGCTGAACGGGCAATTTAATGCGCTTATCCATTGACACAAAGTCTCTGTGCGAGCGGCATCCGCAGTTGAAGAAGCGATAGTTTCCTCAATGGCTTCTACGCTAATTAGGTAGCCCATCGATGGATTCGCAAGTGCCCAAGCGTTTTTATCCCAGATGTCGCAAAAATCAGGTGCAGAATACTCATAGTAACCAAGGCTCTTAGGCGGATAGTTTTTACAAGCTTCGTGTAGTGAATTGAGTTCGGTGGAATACGCATCACCTGCATTGGATGTAAAAAGTCTTTGGCTGTTCATTCTTGCAAGCGTTACGCTTTTCGCGGCATCCATGGCGGCTGAACTGACCTCGCGTAATTCATCGATCCAGAGAAAATCTGCCGTTCTGCCTCTTGCGCCGTCTGAGGTTGCCGCTGCTACTTCAAGCTGCGCTCCATTAGCTAAAATGATTCGTTCATCTCCATTTGTTCGCCGAATACCTTTTTTAGGGTCTCCATCTTTGAGCTGCGTTCTCATCCAGTCATTGCGTTCGATGATGTCTGCCATGATATTGAAGGACTTCATTGCCATAGCTCTATTAGAAGACATAATAAGGATGTCCTTCTCGCCGAACATAAACAGCCCTGCTAGACAGCGCATACGCGCTAGATGGCTTTTTCCGGACTGCCTAGCTATGAGTAAAAGGTTTGTCTTGCGGATGAACATCTGATTCTTGTCCACAGTACACATGTCATTAAGAATTAGTTTTTGCCAATCGAGAAGTGGCTGACCAATGCGCTCGGCAAGCTCGGCAATCTGTGTGCCTTTAGTTTCGCCTTTTAACCACGGGCTGTGAAGCCTTGGTTTCAATGCCCCTCGTAGGGGTTTGCTCTTTCTGGTCTTAGTTGTCATTGACTCGGACTGGGTCGGGTCTTAAACGGACTGTCTTGGTGAATCTCGGAGTGGGTCAGGGAGAGATTGCCAGAAAATACAG